AAAAAAAAAATGAAAACCAACAGATAACGAAAGGAATGCTAAAAAATGAAATTTAAAAATCCATATTTTTCTGAAGTTGAAAAAATAGAAATAATTCAAAGATGGATCTTACTTCATAGCTACTTATATTATGAACTTGACAATAGCATAACATCAGATGCAAATTACAATGCTAATGCACAACAACTTATTTACTTAAAAAATAAATATCCGGAAGAATTTAAAGAAACAAGATATTATCAATATTTTTATGATTTTGAATCAAGTACAGGTTTTGATTTAATTGCAAGAATAAAAGATAAGAATGATAAAGTGTTAATAAATGCTTTAAAATTGGATGCAAATATTTTAATGAATTTAAAAGAGAAAGAAAATGAATAAAATTTGATGTTGACTATTTACATTTTGGTTAAAATATGTTAAAATAAAAATATAAATAAGGAATAAATTAAGAGAGGAAAATAAATACACAAATTATTTAATGTGTATTTGACTTTATTTTTTGGCTGGCTACATTTTGTCCTCCAATTACTGAAAACGAATCCGATTACTCCTTTATGATATATGATTGTGAATGTATGAACGACAACTTAACATCCTTTCAAAAATGTAGCCAGCAAATTTAGGGATATTGCCAAGCGGTAAGGCAATGGAATTTGACTCCATGATTCACAGGTTCGAATCCTGTTATCCCTGCCAATTTAAAAGTATGAATTGGTAATAAAATATGCTACGTTCTAAAAATATTAGTTTATTTAATTGTGACAAAGTTCTTCTATTTTATCAATTCATACTTTTTAATAAGGGCCATTAGCTCAATGGTAAGAGCAGCCGGCTCATAACCGGTTGGTTATAGGTTCAAATCCTATATGGCCCACCAATTAAGAAAATGTTAAATATTTAAATTTTAAAAAGGAGAAAAAACTTTAAATAAAAAAATGGGGAAAAGAAATGGAAAATTTTATAGCAAAAATGAAAAAGAAGTAATGAAAAGTTATGGTTTAGATGCTACACCTATGTCAGGAGCTGGGTGGCTAATTAAAGAGGATGGGCAAAATGAACATATAATTGCTCAGTTAAAATCAACAGATTCAAATAGCTATAGAATAAGTTTAGATGATATTGATAAACTTGAATATCATGCTTTAGTTGAAAACAAAATACCATTATTCATTATAGAATTTTTACAAAGAAATGAAAGATATTTTGTTATAAGACCTGAAGATTTAATGAAATTAAGTAAATATTTAAAAATAGGAGAATATAAAGAAACAAATATATTAAATGAATTAAATGTAAATGAAGAAAATATTAAAAATGATAAAATAAAAAAAATAACAAGTTCTAAAAAAGCTACAAAAAAGTTTTATGAAGAGCTTGAAAATGAAAGGAAAAGAAAAAATGAAAAGTTTAGCGGCAGAAGATATGCTAATAAGAAATGATTTAAAAAATTATATTGATAAAAGTAAAGTAAATTTAAAAAGAAAATTAATAATAGGAAATAAATATGCAATAAAAACAAAAGAACAAAATAAGATGTCAATATATACAAATGATAATAAATTTTTAGGTTTTATAGGAACAAATAATTGTATGTTATTGTTTGAAACAAAAAATGGTTACAATATTACTTTATCAATAAAAGATATATGTTTAAATGTATCATGTATAAAAAATGAAAATGGAGAAATAATAAAATGAAAAAAGTAAAAGTGTTATTAGAAGTACAATATGATGGTCACTCAGTAAAAAGAAATACATCTATTGATTTAAAATTTAAAGCACCATATTCAGAGCTTGTAAATTGTTTAAATTTGCTACAACTTTTAAATTGTAATGTAAGATTGATAGCTAAAGTAAACAATAAAAACAAATATGAGATAGGTACTTTCTATTTAAATAATTTGTCAATAGATAGAGATGGTGAATCAAATATAAAGTTCAATTCAGAAGTTGATTATGTTGAATTGAATAACATCAATCTGTTGACGGAAAAAGAAACAATAATAAAACTTTTATGTACAGGTGAAATACAAGAAGAAGATGAAGAATAAAAAATAAATTAAATATTGAAAAGAGGTAAAATAATTGAAAGAAGGAATATCTTATATAACTTTAAAAAATATTTCAAAAATAATAAAAAGTACAGAAGAAGAGATAAAAGAAATTTTTGATAATTCTTCTTTAATTGAACCAATTAATTCTGACTTGGTTTTGTCAAAGAGAAATATGGCGTATAATAAAATAAAAGCTGAAATTAAAAATTTTAAAAAAGAAATAAAAAAGAAAAAAGCAGAGGAGGAATGAAATGGAAAACGGGTTTAAAATTATATCAACATGCAATATTACACAAAATAAACAACTTGTAATATCAAAGAATAAAAATGATGAAATAGTGATTGCAAAAAGATTTACAGTATTTGATGAAGGGTTTGAAAAATTTATTTATGAAAAAGGTGCTACAATTTTAAATATAGATGAATTTAAAAAGCTTATTGATAATGTAAAAGAATATTTTTTATATGAAGAAAAATAAAGAAAACTATTTACAAAAGCATTTATATGTGTTACTATTAATATAGAAAATAATAAAAATCTAAAAAACCTTTAAATAAAATAAAGGTTAGAAAATGAAAAAGAAAAGAGGTATAAAATGGCTAAGAATTGGACAGTAAGTGAAGTAGTAAATGAAATTATGAGTGGAAACAAGAATGAAGTTTTCACAGATGCAGGTAAAAGATTCCCTAATGCAGTTGCATTAATTAATGGAGTAATTTGTGGACTTTCTAATGAAGATGCAAAGGAAGCATTTAAGGAATTAATGGGTGCAATGCCAGATTGGGCTACGGCAAGAAAGATTGAAGGTGCTTTTAAGGCAAAGACTTCTGATGACGATTCTGATGAAGATGAAGAAGAGGAAAAGAAAACCACAAAGAAAGCAAGAAAGGCACCTGCAAAGAAAACTAAGAAGCCTTCTGATGACGACGATGATGACGATGATGAAGAAGAGGAAGACGATTCTGACGAAGATGAGGATGATGAAGAAGAGGAAGTAAAGAAGCCTGCAAGAAAGTCTAAGAAAGCATCTGCAAAAAAGACTACAAAAAAGTCTAAGAAGGTTGAGGAAGACGACGAAGATGATGACGATGATTGGGACATCTAATCAATAGAATATAAAATGTAACCTAAAATCTCTTAAATCCCTATTTAGCCTATTTGTTGAAAACTTAATAAGTGCAACAAATAGGCTTTTATTGATATTAAAGGTTTTCAAAATGAAAATAATAGAAGTACAATATTTTAGTGAAAATGAAATAAAAGAAATATTGCTATATAATAACTCAGCTTTAATGAAGTCATTGTTATTATTATATGAATGCCAAACTGAAGAAGAAAAGAAGATAGGTGAATCATTCAATAAAAACAATGCTGGGTTTAACAAATATGATTCAAGTATTTTAACAAAATATTCAAAAGAATTAAAGGATAAAGGAGGTTTGTACAAATATCAAATAAAAGAATTAAGAAAAAGAATATTAAAATATAATAAACAAATTACAAAAATAATAAATAATAAAAAAGCAAAAGAAGAAGGTGTGCAATTAAAATGGGAAATATAATGAAAGATGTAAATATTGATGAAGTACCATTATTAGATTGTAGGTACAAAGAAAATAGTAAAATACTTATTAAATTATTCAATGATATGAAACCTGTAAAAAACAAAAATTTATCATATCAAAATGACTTTAAAAATGATCTTGATAATATTGAAGAATTAATGAATATGATATGTAAGAAGAAGAAAAAAGAAATATCAGCAATATCATATTTTAAAAATAAACAATATTGTATGGTGTATGATAAAAGTTTTAAATCAAAATTAATATTAGCAACAATATATTCTCATAAGTTAAATGAATTATTCTTAAAAGTATGTGTATATTGTTATTATAAATAGAAAAAAGGTGTGTAAAGAAATGAAAAAAGAAATAAAATTAGATATATATACAGACGGTGCATGTTCAGGAAATCCTGGAAAAGGTGGTTGGTCTTTTGTGGTTACAAATGGCACAGAAAAGTTAAAATCTTTTAGTGGTGGTGAACTATCAACGACCAACAATAGAATGGAGCTTACTGCAATAGTTGAAGCATTAAAATATGTTGAAAAAATAAAAGAAAAAAATGAAAAACAAAAACTATATGTAAGAATATTTTCAGATTCTTCATATTGTGTAAATGCATTAAATCAAAGATGGATAAAGAAATGGCTAAATAATAATTGGACAACAAGCAAAGGTACTCCTGTGTTAAATAAAGATTTGTGGCTTGAAATAAATAAATTTGATAAATTGATAGATTTTCAATTGATAAAAGTAAAAGGGCATTCAGGCAACATATATAATGAAGAATGTGATAAACTTGCAAAGGAAGCCATACCAAATTAATAAAAAGAAGGAGTGCCTAATATGTTTGCTCTTGTTAAATTTTATGAAAAAGATTTTGTAAATGAATATGGTGATTTAAAAAAAGCATATTTAAATTCATGTAAATGGGTATCATCAAAAGTAATGTCAAAAAATATTGATAAAGTTGTATGGAAAACAATTAAATCTTCAGAAACAACCATAACTTTACAATTATTTTTTACATTGGATGTAAATGATGAAAAAAGGGAGCATTGTAAAGCATGTAAAGAGTTTCATAAATCATTCTTTATAAATGATGAATATAATTGCAATTCATGCAAATTAAATGCTTTTTTCAATAGAATGAAAAGTAAAGAAAATGTAAGTAAAGGATATTTTAAAGAAAAAATAAAGAAAGAATAAAGGGAGGGAAAGTTTTGCCACCTAAAATGAAAAAGGTGTCTCAATACACGGAGGAAGAGCTTTTGAATTTTTCAAGAGAAGAAATGATAGACGGGATGACAGATAGAGAAGTAGCTTTTAGTGAGTATTATATAAATGATTTTAATATTAAAATGGCTGCAATAAAAGCCGGCTACAAAACAATGTCAAATAAAACAATATCAAAGCTTGTAAGAAATAAACAATGTGTTATTGATTATATTGCTTGGTTAAAAGTAAGATTATATCATAAAGCAGCAATAAGTGCAGAAGACATATTAAATGGATATGCAAAAATGGCATTTTATGATATAACTGATTATATTGAAAAAAGAGGAAATAAAATAGTTTTAAAGGACTTTGATAAAATAGATGGTCAAATAATACAAGAGATAACACAAAATGCTTCAGGTGGTATAACAATTAAGTTCCCTGATAGATTAAAAGCTTATGATAAGTTAGAGAATTATATGGACAATAACCCATATGATTGGAAGAGAAGAATGGAAGAACAAAAGCTCGAGATAATGAAGGAAAGAATTAATATTGAAAAATCAAAAGCAGGTTTAATAAATGAAATTGAGGATGATGGGTTCCTTGACGCATTGGAAAAAGCTGCATCATTGATGAATGAAAATGATATAGAAGAGGGAAATGTTGAAAATGGAGCCTAATTGCACATTAATTTTTGTAATTGATAAAAATGATAATATATTGCTTTTAAATAGAGAAAATGAACCAGCAAAAGGTACATGGTGTGGTATCGGTGGACATATAGAAAAAGATGAAACAATATATGATTGTGCAAAAAGAGAGTTGCATGAAGAAACAGGAATAAAAACAAATAAACTTAAATTATTAGGAAAGTATGACAAAATAAAATCATATATTTTTGTGCTTATTGTAAATGATTTAAAAGAAATATACAAAAAAGACTTAATAAAAACAAAAGAAGGTATTTTGTCAATAAAGAAATTAAGATGGACATTAGAAAGTAATGAAGGTATAGTTGAAGAAACAAGAAATGCATTAAACTTTGTAATTAATAAGTTAGGAGGAAATAAAGATGAGTAAATTAAATTTAAGTTTAATTGTTGAAAGTGAAAATGAAACAAAAGATATTTTAATGGATATGCTAATGAACTATGATAATTTGCATATTTATAAAGTAAAGAAGCAAGAAAATATTATAAACACAGAAACAAAAGAAATAAAAAAAGGAAGTTATAAAATAGATTTTATTTTTGAAAAAGAAAGTAAAAATGCAGAAATAACATTAGAAGGAAGGCCAAAAAACTTATTAAAAACAAATACTATAGAGAGTGAAAATTAAAAGATATTTAGTAAAAATCTATTTACAAACACTATATAATGTGTTAAAATATAAATATAAGGAACAAAGGTTAGTTAAAAATTTAGGAGGCAAGTGAATGACAAATTTTGAAAAGTATCATGAAGAAATGATTGAGAAAAATATAGAGCCGTGAAAGACGGAAAACCTATATCATGTAAAAGCGCTGGTTGTTCAGAGTGTGAACTTTACGATGAAGACTCAACATGTACTTATTCATTGCTAAAATGGCTGGCGAAAGAGTACAAAGAACCAAAACTGAAGCTGACAGAAAAAGAGATGTATTTATGTAAATCGTTAAGTAGTGGGTATATAGTAAGAGATATGAACGGTGACTTATACTTTTATGCAAGTAAGCCTGGAAAAGGTGTTTATGCATGGTGGTGTGGTAATGGTGAAATTTGCAGGCTTCCCCTAATTCCATGGTTTTCATTCATCAAATGGGAAGACAAAGAACCGCATAGCATTGAGGAAATGCTTACATGGGATGTGGAGAAATAGTTGCGGAATATATCGAAAAGTATGAAAAAATAGGGTAGAAAAACAAAATAAGAAAAAATATAAATATAGAAAGGCAAAGAAAATGAAAAAATTTTTAGAAATAATTACAGGTGGTATTGTAGGTATATCAATTATGTTCTTATTGTATATAGCACCAACATTATGAAGAGAATAAATAGTGGAAAATTATCAATAGTTTATATTGATGGTGAAAAAATAAAAAGACTATTAATTGATTCATATGAATTTAAAACAAGAAAAGAAATTGTAAAATATTTAGAACAAAAATGGGAAGTAAAAATAAATAAAGAAAACTTAAAAATAAAACCGTTTAGAATATTGGAGGACTAAAGAAAATGGAAGATAAAAGTAATTATGAAAAAAGTGTTGAAAAAATATTTGAAGTAATAAGTAAAACAATAAAAGAAAAGCATAGTGAGTATGCAACAAATGATGATTATCACAATTTTAGATCATCCTCTATTTTATTAAATGAAACAATACCAGAAGCAATAGCAGGTATGATGGTAAAGCATACAATTTCAATATATGATATGATATGTGAATATGCTGAAGGTGCAAATTTTGAATTTGAAAAATGGGAAGAAAAAATAAAAGATAATATTATATATTTAATTAATTTATATTGTTATTTGGATGAAACAGAAAATGTTTAATAATATTGAAAAATATAAGGATGAAATAAAGGAGATTTTAAATAAGAACAGAAATTTTGCTTTAATAAATGGTGAAATTAAAGATTGCATGCAAGTAGCATGTTTAAGATGTAGCTTTTTGTCAGATAGATGTGATTTGAAAAAAAATAAATTGGTTATTAGAAGAAGATAGGTAAATGAAATGAAAATAGCAATTTATAACAATAGTAAAATTTATGATAAAGAAATAAATTCTATGATATTATTTTTCAACTTGACAATTATGGAAAGAATAAAACTTTTATTAAATGGAAACATAAGATATAAGGTAAATATTGAAAAGCTAAAAAGATATCATATTTTAAAATTAGATGAAAGTGTAAAAGAAAGCAATGACATTGATATTTATTAAATTTTATCAATAAAAAAAAAGGAGAAAAACAAAATGAATACAAATTTTAAAACAATAATAAAAGAAAAATCAAGAATGTGCAAAATGTATGAAACATGCCAAGAATGTTTTTTAAATGAAAATATGGAAAGATACAATTTTCAAGATTGCAATGAATATATGATATCTGATCCGGAATTGTTTTTAAATGATATGAATAAATGGATGGATGAAAATCCAAGAAAAACAAATAGTGATTTGTTTAACTATAAATTTAAAAATACTCCATGGTCAATAAAAAATGAAGATGGATTTATTAGATGTGGATATAAAACAGATTGTAAAGAATTAATTCCATGTAATGACTGTCCTTGGTGGTTTGAACCAAAGGATGCTGAATGGGATGAAAGAAAATATGAAAAGATAGCGGATGAAAAAGATAATACAGAAGAAGCTATAGAAGCATCTAATGAATTAAATGATATTGATAATATAGAAACACAAAATGAAAGTAATGAAATAACAGAGGATGATACTGAAGATGTTGTTGAAATAAAAGATGAAGATAATGAATCATGGAGTGAATAAAAATGATTGATTTAATATCTAAATATAATGATAGTTTAAACAAAATTATCAATAGTGAAGAAAAAGATATGATGAAAGTTTTTGTTGTTGAGGAGTGTTCAGAGCTAATAAAAGCAATAACAAAAATGGAAAGATCAAAAGGGTATTCAGATTATGTTAAATTAAGAAGCAATATAATTGAAGAAATGTCTGACGTAATCATATCAATTTTACTTTACATAAAAGAAAACAAAATAAATGAAAAAGAGTTATATGAAGAAATAGAAATAAAAATGAAAAGGAAGATAAAGGAAATAACAATAGAATAATGTCTAATAGAATAAAGAAAAATAGAAAGAAAAAGAAATTAATAACAAACAAAGAAATTGAAAAAATAAAAGATGATGTAACAAATGAAGCAATCAGAAAAGCATTTATTTTAATGCTTTGTATACCAACAATGGTGATACATGATAAGTATGCATATATTACAAAAAAGATAGATGAAAAAGGTAGAAGCAGAGAGGAAAGGTTTATTGATTTATGTCTTGATAATTATGAATGTATATTATCAGAGAATGTAGAATTAAGAGAATTAGTAAAAATATTAAAGGACGAAACAGGTGTAGATATTTCAAAAATAACATAGTTTTATATTTATAAAATTAGTAAAAAGTTAGAAAGGAACAATAATAATGAAATTGCTTGACAAAATATTTTATATTTGTATAGGATTAGTGATAGGAATTGTAATATCATTAATATTTATTTTAACATTATAATTAAAAAATGAAGATAATAATTAAATATAGTGATGATCATATTAAGATTAAATTCTTAAATAATATAAATTACAAAATAAAATCAGATTTGTCAAAAATTTGTGATCTTGTAACATTAGAATATAAAAAAGAACAAAATGAGATTGAAGAATTAATAGAAAATTGTAATAATATTATAGAGCAAATAAAAGATGAAAAGAAAAAGTTAAAAAAGTGGTGGAAAATAAAAAAATCAAATGAAGAGATAAAATTATTAGAAATACAAACAAAGTTAGAAATAAAAAGAATAGAATTGGCTACTATAAAAGAAAGCATAGTGAGTAAAGAAAACATAAAGAAGGAGCAATTAAAAAGAATTGAAAAATATTTAAATAAAAATAATTTTATTTTAATGGAAGAAATAAAAGGAATTAAGCAAATTTATGAATTAAAAAAAGAAGGTGAAGAAATGTATTTAGATGGGTTAAAATCATGTCCATTTTGTGGTAGCAAACCAGAAATGCTTGAAACATATCATAAAAGTATTAAGTATTATATAATATGCAAAAATTGTAATATAAAAACATATGAATATGATTATAAGTTAGATGCAATAAATACATGGAATAGAAGAATTAAAGAGAATGGGTAAATAATAATATAAAAGATGTGAGCAAGTAAAATTAAAAATATTTTTTTAAGGTATAAAATAAAAAAATGAAATTTGATATATTTTCAAAAAAACAATTAATAGTTCTGACATGGTGGAATGAAAAAAGTAAGTTCAAAGATAAAAAGGGAATAATATGTGACGGATCTATCAGAAGTGGCAAATCGTTAAGTATGTCCCTATCGTTTATCTTTTGGGCAATGAAAAATTTCACAGGACAACAGTTTGGTATGTCAGGCAAAACAGTAGGAGGCTTTGAAAGAAACGTAATATTTTGGTTGTTACCCATATTAAAATCAAGAGGCTATAAGGTAGAATATAAAGATAATACTTTAATAGTTAAAATAAGAGATAGTATTACAAATGAAATAAAGTTAAATTACTTTTATGTATTTGGTGGTAGAGATGAGAGATCTTTTTCAATAATACAAGGTATGACAGCAGCAGGTTGGTACTTTGATGAAGTAGCTTTACAACCAAAGTCATTTGTAAATCAAGCAATAGGTAGGTGCTCAGTGAAAGGAAATAAGTTGTGGTTTAACTGTAACCCTGATATGCCAAATCATTGGTTCAAAACTGACTTCATTGATAATAAGGATAAATTAAATATGTTACATCTCCATTTTACTATGGACGATAATCCTTCATTAGATGAAGAAATAATAAATGACTATAAAAGTAGATTTACTGGTGTATTTTATTTAAGATACATTTTAGGTCTATGGGCATTAGCAGAAGGTATCATTTATGATATGTATAATGAAGAAATAAATACATATGAGAAAATAGATGAAAATATTAAACTAAATAGTACAAGATATTTTGCAATAGACTATGGAACAACAAATCCATTTGTGGTATTAGATATATTTGATAACTGGGAAATTGCATATCAAGAAAATGAAATATATTATGATAGTAAAAAAACAAAAAAGAGTTTACCTGATATTGAATATTTAAGTATGATAAAAGAATTAGAAAAAAAAGAAAATATACCAGTATCAAAAATAATAATAGATCCATCAGCTGAGAGTTTAAAGGTATTACTTAGAGATAATGGTTATATAGTAAAGGATGCAAATAATTCAGTATTGGAAGGAATTAAATGTACAGGATCTGCTTTGTGGCAAGAGAAATATAAAATAAATAAAAGAAATTGCAAAAATACTATAAAAGAAATCGGCGGATATGTATGGGATGAGAAAGCTATAAAAAGAGGAGAAGAAAAACCTATTAAAATAGATGATCATGCAATGGATGCAATGAGATATTTTATCAATACTATAATGAGAAGTAGAATATTAGGTAGAATGTAGAAAAAAGTAAAAAAACTATTTACAAATCTATAAAGTTATAGTATAATATAAATATAAGGAAAAGGAATTAGTTAAAAAAATAGGAGGTAAAAATGAAAGTATTATTTTTAGAAGGTAGAAGAAACGGGTACAGTATCGAGCAGTGTGGAAAAACATTTACAGCTTCTGAGCTAATTGATTTTTTATCTGAATTTGATGAAGATACACCAATTTATTTAAGTAATGATAGAGGATATACATTTGGGAATATAGATGATTTAAGTTTTGAATTAGAAGAAGTAGAGGGGGAAATGGAAGAATGAAAATTTATAAAGTTGCTCATGAAAATATTATATATCCAAAAGAGTATAGAATAATAGAAATTATGAAGGAAGACGTAGAGGGGTATATTAAAAGATCTATACCTTATTATGATATGATAGAAGATCTACCAGAAATGAGTGATGTCGGAGTAAAGGAAGAAGAGGAATATATTAAATGCTTCGTAAATGATTGGTTAGAAAATCAAGTGGAAGAATTTTACAAAATAGGTTATTATGATCTTGGAGATTTTGATTTAGTAATTGAGGATGAATAAAATAAAAAAATATTCCCTACATTTAGTAGGGATTTTGTTATATAAAAAAATAAAATGGCTAAACATAAAAAAGATTACAATAGTATATTGAGATCTAAAAGGGAAGAAGAAAAACAAAGATCTTATTTAAAAAGAAATGTAAAAATAACAATAGAAGATGTAAAGAAATTAGAAGAACTAATACAAAAAGAAAAAGAAAATGGTGTGGAAAAAAGCATATTTAAATCAAAAGGAAATTTTATGTATATGATAAATAAACTTTTGTATAATCCACATTTAATACCAAGAGAAAGACTATGTTTTAATTATGAATTTACAAATGAATCATGCAGGGGAAGATTAAGAGATGGTCGTGTAATAAGTGTTAAAATGAAAGTAGTAAATAATAAGAAAGTTTACTATATTAAAATAAATGGTAAATTGAGAGATAAAGCTGTAGGTCAAACTAAAGCTTGCGAAAAGATAAGAGATATAATAGGTTTACCGGAAGGATGGGATGATGAGCAAGGAAGTGCAAGAATCTTTACTTAAAGAAATTGAAGATATGCAGCCTATAAAGTCTACTGATTCCAAAGAAGTAATAAAAGAAAAATTAAAGAGTCAAACTGAAGTATTAAATAAATTATATACAATGGATGCTTTTCAAAATCAAATGGCAAGATTAGGGTTTGGACAACCTAATTTAAATGAAGGAGCAGATTATCCTTTAACAAGGATGAGTCAAAATTATAATTTATTTACTTCACTATATAGAAGTTCTTGGATTGTTAGAAAAATAGTTGATGTCTTCCCATCTGACATGGTAAAGAACTGGATAAAGTTTAATTCTTCTTTGGATCCTGAAAAAATAAGTAAAATTAATTCAGTAATTAGAAAGACAAAAACAAAAGAAAAAATAAAAGAAGGATTAAGATGGGCAAGACTTTATGGTGGTGCAGCTGGTTTAATATTAATTGATGGTGACGAAGATTTAAGTGAACCTTTAGATTATGATGCTATAATGTTGGACGATTATAAAGGTTTGTTAATATTTGATAGATGGAATGGGATTTATCCTGACATAGAGTTAGAAGATGATATATCAGATGAAGAATATGGGTATCCTAAATATTATTCAATATCATTATCCGAAGCAAATAGTAATTTAATGTTATCATACAATAAACAAGACTTAGTAAAAGTACATCATTCGAGAATAGTTAGATTTAATGGCAGAGATTTACCTTTATGGGAAAGACAAGCTGAAATGTTTTGGGGTGAATCTGAAATTGAGATAGTTTTTGAAGAATTAAAGAAAAGAGATAATACATCAGCAAATATAGCTTCTTTAATATTCCTTGCAAATATAAGAGTATTAAAGATGAATGATTTAGGGCAATTGTTAGGAGCAAGTACACAAAAGGCTCAAGAAAACCTGTATAAAGTATTACAAGCACAGAACCAATTAATGTCTAACATGGGTATATATGTTATGGACAAGGATGATGATTTTGGATCAGAACAATATAGCTTTGGTGGATTAAATGATATATATGAATCATTCATGTTAGATATTGCAGGTGCTTGTGAAATGCCAGTAACAAAGTTATTTGGTAGAGAGCCTGCTGGATTTAATTCTACAGGTGAGAGTGATTTAACACAATACTATGATACATTAGAAGAAAAGCAAGAAACTTATTTGCAGCCAATAATTGATAAATTATTACCAATTATATTTATGTCTACATTAGGTGCAATACCTGAAGACTTGGATTGGGAATTCAATCCATGTATGAATGTAAATAGTAAAGATCTTGCTGATTTAGCACAATCAATGGCATCTCCTATATTTGAAGCATTTAATGCAGGGCTAATAACTAAAGAGATTGCATTAAAAGAATTAAAACAACAAAATGAAAAAACCGGAATGTGGTCAAATATAACTGATGAAGATATAAAAAATGCAAAAAATGAGGATAACTCAGGAGAGTATACTAATGAAGAACAAGAATCTTTAATGAGTGAGTTAAATCCTGAACAAAATGATATGGAAGAAATATATAATGAAAATATAAATACACAAAAAGTTAGTGATTCAGGTTGGAGAGAAAGAGTGAAAGCTATACTTAGAAAAAAGGTGTATTAAAATGTATAATAATATTTATGGTATTAAAGATTGTATCAATGAAATAAATAAGGATTTATTGAGTGTAAGTAATAATATGTGTAATTTAAAGAATATGTTTAATAAAAGAGTAATGACATTTGATTCTAATTTTGAAGAGAGGCAAAAGAATGCTAAAGTTTCAAATAACTTCTCAAAATTTAAAGTTGGTAGAAAAACCAAGTAGAGATATAGTTGATAATCAAATAAACTTTTTGTCAGCAAATTTTGTATTTAGTGAAGAATGGACAGATATTAAAAAGTTAGTTCAATTTACTCAAGAAAGAGAAAAAGGCAATTGGTTAGTAAATATAGACCTGGGAACATCTAATGATGTAACTATCAAAATGCCAAGTAATATAAGAGCAGGAATATTAAATATAGCTTGTTATGGTGAGATTACAGAGGAAGATGAAGATGGTGTAAAAGATTTCATAAAGAAAGTAGGAACAACAAAATATAGCATTCCAATTGTTGAATCTGGTATAAATGATGAAGGCTTAGAAATTGGCATTGTTGGTGATAAGAATTATGTACATGAGCAATTACAAGCATCTAATGAATGGAGTGTAAATCATAAATTAAAAAAATATCCAAGTGTGTCAATTATAGATAGTGCAGGTACAAATGTAATAGGAGAGGTTACATATTTGGATGAAAATAGTTTGAGAATAAATTTATCAAGTATAATGAGTGGTAAGGCATTTTTAAATTAAGAATTGGGGGGGGCTAAAATGATATACTTAGTAAATTTAAACTTATCAGGAAATGAATTGCAAAATGCTGTAATACAACCTGTTGGTGTGTTACCTGGAAGTGCAAAAGAAGGCCAAATTGTTTATAATTCTTCTGAAAAGAATTTATATATTTATAATGGATCAGCATGGAAAGTTGTTGGAAAAGAATATACTTTACCTGTTGCATCTTCAAGTACTTTAGGCGGTATTAAGGTAGGTGCAGGGCTTGCAATAAATGATGGTGTTCTTAGTGCAACAGGTGGCGGAGTTGCTGATGCTGTAGATTGGTCAAATGTACAAAACAAACCGGAAGGTCTTGTTATAGATGAATCATATGTGCATACGGACAATAATTATACTAATGTAGAAAAGACAAAATTAAGTGGTATTCAAAATGGTGCAGAAGTAAATGTGCAAGCTGATTGGAATGAATCTTCAAGCTCATCTGATGCATACATAAAAAATAAACCAACAATCCCTTCAACAGCTGCAGAGGTAGGAGCAATACCTACAAGTGAAAAAGGGTCAAATAATGGAGTTGCTACATTAGATGGTTCAGGCAAAGTTCCTGCTGCACAATTACCTTCTTATGTAGATGATGTTGTTGAATATGATAATAAAACAGCATTTCCACAAGCAGGTGAAGATGGCAAAATATATATAGCTAAGGATACCAATTTAACATACAGATGGTCAGGAACAGAATACATAGAAATTTCACCAAGTTTAGCATTAGGTGAAACAAGTTCAACTGCATATCCTGGTGATAAAGGTAAAATTGCTTATGATCATAGCCAAGTAAAAACAGGAAATCCTCATAACACAAAGTTTAGTGACTTACCTGATAAACCAAAGCTTGTTAAAATACAGGAGGATACATTACCTACAACAGTAAGTACAAAAACAGTTACAATTACAGGAGGAAAAATATTCTCTACAATGGTATATGATTCTGTAACTTTTGAAGAGGTAATTGTCGATAAAAAATATGATGCAACAAGAGCAAATGTTACAATCACTACAGCAGCAAATCCTACAAATGCATTGGCCATTGTTGTCTCATATATAGAAATATAATATTAATATATGTCAGAGGCTTCAGATTTAATTACAATAAATTATTTATATCTTATTACATTTTTCCATTAATAAAAACAAAAGTTCATTATGGATTAATTTGAAGCCTTATTTTTATATGGTGATTGAAGATGAAAAATTTAAGCAAAATAGATGAACAAAAAGATGTTGTTGATAAGGAATATGTAGATAACTCAGTTAGTGATGTAAATCCACAAAATAAGTATTTACCACTTTCAGGTGGCACAATTGTTGGCGATTTAAGATTGACTTTATCATTTGATGGTGATATAAGACAGGTAACCATTGGTAACCTGCTGCTAAGTAGCTCTAACGAAGCAAATGTAGTGTCTTCAGATCATTCTATAATGTTGGTGAATAATTCAAACAATGCAAATAGAGCATTAGCAGTAGGTTTAGCAAATGATCCACAAAATCCTATAGGAATAATTTTTAGTAATGATTCAGTTTTTAATGAGCTTTTGGGTTGTGAAAATGGAATAAATGCTACTTATGATTTAAATATGTTAAATCATAGAATAAAAAAGGTAGCAAACCCTGTTGAAAGTAAAGATTCTGCAAATAAAGAGTATGTTGATAATAGTGTTGCAGGAAAAGCTCCAGCTTATACTTATAGCACGACAGACATTACTGCTGGAACAAGCCAATTAGAAACAGGAAAGCTTTATTTTGTGTATGAATAGGGTGAAAATAAATGGCCAAAAATGCATATGTTGGTGTAGACAATAAGGCGAAGAAAATTAAAAATATTTATGTTGGTGTAGAAACTCAGGTTCCCGTTTATGGAAAGAAACAAATTACTTTCAGTAGTGAAAACATAAATGAGTTTTTTACGGTGCAGAATAATTCACAGTATCCATTTCATATAAATCCCAGTACGACCAATCGGGTTGGGTTTGTACCAGGAAACCTTGGTGTAAATAGTTCTACGTCACAGATTGTACTTACCGCAAATCAGGATCTTGTAGTCAAAAAGATTTATGCCCAATATTATACAGAGCGGAATTATGACAAAATTAATATAACAATTAATGCTGTGACTATACTTGGGGATGCGTCAGGTGAAGACACATATGAATCAACTGTGAATAGGATGTTAAGTGCGGGCGATAAGATAGTAATGAGTTATGTAAAAGATAGTTCTAATCACCACTCCAGTGAAGCTATGACTAAAATCATTATTGAATGCGAGCCCATTACAGTTGAAGCTATTACAGGTTATGAAACAAAGCCGGTTGCCAGAAGGATAAAAAAGGCTTATGTTGGTGTGAACGGAAAAGCAAGATTATGTTATTCAGGGGACGAAGGATATAGCAAACTAAAAAAGATAGCTCAGTACAAGTTCAACGATCAACCTAATGATATAACGTATGTTCCAGGTGAAGACGGTTGCTATATTGGTACAAATGGTGGTCGTGTATATAAGTTTAATAATAATGCACAAATAGTATGGCAAAAAAGTGTATTTGATGAAATTGGCTATATAAAATCACTTAGACCATTTGACAAAAATGGTGGCCAAATTATGGTTAGTGGAGTAAAAAAAGCTACATCACTCAATTACGATGGAAGTACTTATGGTTATGTATATGAATTTAGTAGCAGTGCTAATGGAGCTTTTATATCCAATCAAAGAGGGGAAGCAGTTGAGACAAATTTTGCTTTATATAATCAAAAAGAATCGGGTAAATATTCATATACATATAGATGGGAAGATAATTTTAGCACAAGACCAATTAGCGGTAATAGTTATTTGAATATAAATGAAATCAAATGTTTTGGTTCTTATTATGTTGATCGTGCCCTTAGCCCTGATAATGCTGTTAGGCATCTTGTAAGTTATGTTGACTTTAATGGGGATCGTGCATTTGATGTATTTTATGCAGGTGGTTCAATTGGCAATGAGCTTGATCCGTCAACACAAACAACTAAACCAATTACAGCAATAGGTTCATTTGGAAAGAGTGGAATTAAGTTGTTGTTAGGTTATAGTGATGGGACATTGGAATGCTATGATACATCTACTATACTTTATTCTCTTGTTTGGAGTGATAGAATATCCGATCAGGGAGCAGTAGCATCAATATCTGTAGGGGAAAGAATTACAATAGTATCCTATACTTATGGAAAAATTAGGATATACGATACTAATACTATGAATGAGATTGAAAATGATGGAGACTATGTGAAACGAATTACAGCCATTTCTCAAGGTGATACTAATGATCATATTGTTTATGTAATAAATGGAACTGGAGGGAGCGGGAAAACAAGCAATTCATTATGTGTATTTGAATATCAAGATTAGTGAAAACTGGTGAGAGGGATGTAAAATGAAAATTCTTAGTAAAATAGAAAATGCTAACGATATTCCAAGCAAAGAATTTGTTGATCAAAAGATAGTTGGTCTTACTGAACAAGAATATGAACAACTTGAAAAAAAAAAGGAGTACTCTATTGTATATATGAAGAGGAATAATAAATGTTGTATTTAAATTTTAATAAAATAAAAGATTTAACATTAAATTCAAAAATAATTAAAAAAGCTTATTTAAATAATAAATTGGTATATAAGAAAATATATTATTTTAGTTTTGATAAAGATGGAGCAGGTTGGGATCAAGGTGTTTGGTTTGTTTAGCATATAAATAGAATGTATGCAACAAGATATCTGGTAACACTTGAGATAAATAAAAGATATTTTGAAATTAAAAACCTTAATAAAAATAATAAAATGATTAGAAAGTAAATCTAAGTCTTGTATGAGGTATGTAAATATGAGTAAAATTGATGACTTATTATATAAAAGATGTGGAGATCCCAAAAACACATATTATTCAGAGCAAGTAATAACTCAAAATGAATATTGTGGTGTTAAAAGATGGAATGATGCTGGTTATTTAGGTGAAGGTGTTGTTGTATGGACAACAGAAAATCATAAAGGCAATTCATCAGAACATGGATGCAAAACTCATGATAGAATATTTGATGCTGCTCCAGGTGCAACTATCATAAATGCAAGTATATCTGCAATTTATAGTAATGAAGAAATTGAAAAGTTTGAAATAATTTACCAACCATCTCATGATTCTAATGAAAGAATAAAGTATGAGCCTGAAGAATTTATAAAAAAATTTAAAATAAAGATTATTACAAGATCTATTGGTGGAGGAATGTTTAGTGATCCAAAATCAAGTAAAATGGGAAGATTTTGGAAAGAAATGCAAGATAAGTATAATTTAATATTTTTTAACTCTTTTGGTAATAAAGGGAATGAGAATAAAGATGAAACCGGTGATTTAGCTATTTATGTTCAAGCTTGTCATCTGGATAATAAAGGAAAACCTGTAAGAGATTATTATTCATCAACAGGAATTTCGGATCATAATTTTATTGATTTTAGAGGATGGGATTCGGGTACTTCTTTCTCTGCTCCTTATTTAGCAGGAAAAACTGCTTTATTAATTGAAAGATATGGAGATTTAACACAAGAAGATGTTGTTCAATATTGGAAAGATCATGTAGAAGACTTGGATGATGAAGGGTATGATAAGTATACAGGTTTTGGGCTACCAATTTTAGGTGATGTAAATGAAGAATATGTTTTTCCAAGCAAAGAAGGAAATAAAGGTGAAGATGAAATGAAAAAGTTTAAAGATGTACCAGAAAATGCATGGTATAAAGAAGCTGTAGATTATGTTGTTGAAAAAGGATATATGCAAGGTGTTAGTGAAGATGAGTTTAAACCTGATTCACCTTTAACAAGGGCACAATTAGCACAAGTTTTGTATAATTTAGAAAAATAAGGAGAAGAAATGGCTGGTATTAATGAATTTTTAATTTTTGATGAGAACAACCAAAATACATTAAGTAATGAATCATATTCGATTGATACACAAAGGCTTAATGGAGTAGGGGGGCATAGCAAGATCTAATTTATATAATAAAGCTATGAGGCAAGCTACAATGTTAAGTTTTACTTTAGGACAAATCATATCTGAAAATGACGGAAATGCTACAGAGAATGCACAAGAATTAAAAGAAAGCATTAAAAATAAAGTATTAAACTCACAATATATAGGTGTGTCTAACGAAGTAAATAGTAAATTAAGTGTTAATAATGTAGATAAAGCATTAATTAAATTAAGTCAAAATAATGAAGAGGTAGCGGACAATAGTTTACATATTATAACTATACAAGAGTGGAAGAGCTGGAGTATTACTATAAATGAGTTAAAAAGTTATTGGGAACATGATGCTTATGATTTATCTAAAATCCCAACTGATAGAGGAAAGATATTTAATTTGATTTTTGACACAGAGGTAAGGTGTGATTTTAGTTGTTATCAAAATGGCACTTTTGAATTTCAAGGTGGTGATTCAAGTTCTGATGTAAATGAAAGATTGTACTATGAGTATAAATATATGAAAGATGGTACAAATGGTACAATAAATTTTAGTACAACAACAATATGGCACAACGTTGGGACAGAATTTGTGTTTGATGGAACAAACGCTGATCAAATTAATTTAACTGCTGATTATATTGAGAATAAAAATATAAAAAAGCAAATAATATTTAGAGGTAGTAATGTAAATTGTTTGACTGAGCCAACAAAAATTAGAACAAGAGTAAGAGCTGTAGTTGTTGAGTAAATAAAGGGAGGTGATATTTTGCCAGGTATTAATGAGTTTCTTGTTTTTAATGAAAATAAAAATAATACTTTAGAAAATGAAACTTATTCAACAGATAAGCAAAGAATTGACGGATTACAAGCAGGTGTAGCAAGATCTAACTTGCAAAATAAATTTCAAAGAAATGTGTCAGTGATGACAGCAACTTTTGGTAAAATAATTGCAGATAGAGGTATGAATGCAATAGAAGAAGTTGACGAATTAGAGGAAGCATTAAAATCTACCTTTGGAAATGCAGGTGGATGGAATGTAACTTTAATTAATTTTAATGTTAGTGATTGGATTGTAGATGATACCTTGAAGAAGTATGTTTGCACAAAAACAATAAATGGTATTACTTCTGATGAAGAAGAGCAATTAATTATAACAATTCCAAAGATTGAGACTATGGATTTATTTATGAAGTTTGGAATAACAAGCTATAGTCAATCAGTAAATACATTAAAATTTAAATGCAAAAGAAAACCAAATAAATTAGTAAAATGCTATATAGCATATTGTTATTTAAAGTGAGGTAAATAAGATGTTATTAAATCCATTAGGTATGTACTCCTCAGGTGGTACAATTGAAGGGGGGGCTCTGGAGGAGCTAAAGAACTTTAAAGAAATAAATACCAAATTAAATATTGATAGTTTTACAGAGCCTTCAAATATAAAAAATGTAAAAATGACAGATGTATTAGATATACAAGGCTCTGGAACATTATTTGCTTGCTTCTCTAATGGTCAAACAAGCACTGAATATCATGACCATGTTATAATTAAAATTACAATTGATAATGAAGTTGTGTTATATTCTTGTACTTTGTTCTACAATGGTTTTGCTTATAATCAAGGGGTAGGAGTAACCTTTGCAAATAGCAATAATTTTTTAAAGATATATAGTGTTGATAATGTAGGGTCAAGTGCTGGAAATAGAATAGAATGGGATCCAATTGATGAATGGGATAAAAGTTGTACAAAAGATGTGCAAGAATATAGCATATATGTAACTGATATTCCTATAGCATTTAATGATTCAATAAAAATACAAACTTATTCATTTTGCCAAAGTGAACCAAAAAATAAAAAATATAATGTTTATGTAAGATATAAATTGGATGAATAAATTGGGAGGAAGCAAAATGAATATAGTGAATCAATATGAAAAAGATGGGTATATTTTTATTGAGTATGATAATGGTACAATTGTAAAAGAGATAAAGCAAATAAAAAATAATGATAAGGTTATATTACCTTTGTCAGAATCTGAAGTTGCAATACTTGATACCTCTGTAAATGTAGAGTATCTTGTTTGCCTTTCAGATTTGAATATATAAAACTATCTATTTTTAAGGAGGTATTTATTATGACGTATGAAAGATGCAAGAAATTAATTCAAAATGGTAGCTATGAACAAGAAGATATGCTTAAAAAGTTAGATGTGTTTCTTCTTGCAGATAGAATTACTACAGAGCAATATAATGAGCTTGCAGGCATGATGCAAAAGAAAGAATAAATTCTCTTATATGGGAGGGAAACATGGCTGGGATAAATGAGTTTATGATATTTGATGAAAATAATCAAAATTCAATGACAAATGAAACTTATAGTGCAGATGAACAAAGATTAAATGGTGTAGCTTCAGGTATAGCAAGAAGCTCTCTTTATAATAAAGCATTAAGACAAGCAACAAAAATGTCAAAAGAACTTGGATTATTTTTGTCACAAAAAGGTAATGATGTAACAGAAGATAGTGATATTGCAGGAATGCTTCAAGAAGCAATATCAAAAGACGGACTTGGCCTTGGTGAGTATTTGTATATGACAAAGACAGGCATAAGATCAAAAGATGAATGGAATTATGTGAGTGAGTGCAATCCAGGATATGCTTTTTTTGATTCATCTAATTATTTTATTTTTAATGGCTTAACTAATTCAGAAATTTCAAAAAAAGCTACCACAGTTATTTCAAATAAATCAAATATTATTTGTGCTAAGATTTTTAGTAAGCTTACAGAAAAATATATGATTATTTCAAGTAGTGATGGTGGTAAGACTTGGGTTAAAAGAATTGAAAGTGATGATCCTATGATACTTTTGTATGATGAAAGAAAAGATTATTTTTATGCAATAACATCAGAATCAACACATAGAAAATCAACAAATGGAACAAATTGGAAAACTGCTGCATCTTCGCCAAGTTATTCAAAGAACTCGTCAAGAGCAAAATACATAAAATATTGTTATGCAGCAAATAATGTTGTTATATACACATGTGCAATTGCTTCCAACGGAATAAATGAAACATACATTTCTTTGGACGGCGGAAATAGTTTTGAAAGTGGTACAATAGGAAGTGATTTTATTGGTGGTTTTAGATTAAGAGATGGCTATTTTTATAGCAATACAAATAATAAATGGTATAAATATCACAGTTTGTTAAATGATAATGATTTAATTAGTGGTGAAACTACAACTATATATGTTTCAGGTGCAGGTCAAAATCCAAAAAATGCATCTTGGACAAGTATAAATATTGACACAGAAGTGAAACAGCCTATTGCATTCTTTTTTGATATAAAAAAGCATAATTCTTCAGAAAATGTTGTTGGTTGCATTGGCCTAAATGGGTATGTGTACATAATTAGCTCCAATAATAGCTTTCAAAGAAAAACATTTTCTTATGTAAATACTCATGGTGAAGGCATTGCTGGTACTAAAATGATTCTTTGTAGAAATAATGGTATGATAACACTTGAAGTTCCTTATGTAATAAGAGATGGAAATAATGAGTATATTTCATTTGGAAATAATTTATATTATTTTTCTTCGAATACAATATATCAAGTAGGTAATAGTGGGTCAGGTGAAGAGTTTGACCAAATACCATATGAGTCAATAAATCCATATTATGCAGTAGCATTCTATTTTAATTATAAAGTATTATCAGAAAATAAAATGAGATGTATGTTTTATGGTTCAATTTTTGAAAAAGGCACGTATCAAAAGTATGCAATGAGAACTACAAGTAATGATAAAAAGTTATCACTTGGTAAAATGTTTATATTTGAGGAATTTTATGTATCATTAAGTAGTTATGATGCAACAATTGCTTGTAATGGAGCACCAATAATTGGTTTGGTGTCATCAATAAATGATACTTATGGCAAACCACATTTGTATACTAAAGGTATCTTAAGGGAAATTGAAACAAGTAGTAGCATTCAACCAAGAAATAATTATATGTTTTCAGAGAATAAAATAATGAGAATTGTAAGTTCTGATACTTATAAAGAAGAAAATGCAACCTTTTTTTTAATAGAAATTATGTCATAAGTAAATAAGAAAA